CCCCCTTCCTCATACCCCCGGAGGGGGCCTGGAGTCCGCGGACACCCCAGGACTTACGGGGTTCTCGGCCCCCCCTGGCCCTGCGTGTAGGATGCGCAGCCCCCTCGAGGGATCAGCTCGCCTTCTCCGCGTTCCGTTGACGTCGGAACGCCTTCTGGCGCTGGAGCCGGCTGATGGGGCCCACGGGAAAGTCCCCTCCCACCCCAACCACCTTGGGACCTATGGTGGCCAAGCCACCAGGGGTCCCCAAGGGAGCAGATGACGCCGCCCGAAGGCGGTCCATCATCTGGGGGAGGGTCTCGGGACCGGGGGACTTCCCGGGGAGGACGTCGTAGGAGGAAAAGACCTCCCACGTGAGCTCTCGGGAGGCCTCGTCCCTGCCCAGGGGTCCCATCGGAGAAGATTCCGACCCCGCCCATCGGTCGTGCCGTGCATGAGCACGCGCGATAAGAGCGGGGGTGGCGCGGGAGCCACCGAGACCCGGCCGGGCAAGGGGGGGCCCCCCAGCTCCGTCCGGGACGGGCCGGGAGAGGAGATGGTCCCTCCACCCATTGGGGTAGCCGGGAACCCCTACCCCCCACTGGGCCATCCGGAACAAGGGACGGCCGTACCGCTTGAGGAGAAAATCCTCAGCGGCCTTGTGGGTGGGCCAAGGGGTCCCCGACCGAGAGCACTCCTCCTCAAGGGCAGAGAAGTCCTGGATAAAGCGAGGGACGCCCGTCTCCGGGTCGCCCTCGCCTGCCAGGACCCTCACCTTGAGGGGGAGAGGGTCGACGTGCCAAACCCCATCCGGGTGGCGCCTGAAGGGCACCTCCTTGATGAGGGCTCCCCGGTCGGAGACAATCTCCTTACCGGGGTGGCGCTCGAACCCTGCCTGCTCTCTCCCCAATCTGGCCTCCTCGTGGGCCCGGCGGGAGCCGATATCCAACCCGTCATCACCGCACCCCAGGTGCTTGGCGAGACGGGAGGAGTCAGCCCCCACCAAGGCCATCGAGGGCCAGTGGCATCCCAGTGCCATGGACACACCCCTTGTGGTCAAGGGGAGGTCCAAGGGGACCCAGGTATCGTAGCCCCCGTGGCCCACCCGAAGGGGGGCCAGGGGGCGAGTCTCCTGGGGCACCGGGGCGCCAGGGTGGAGGGGTGTCCAGACCCCAGCACCCATCTCCGACTCCCGTTCCCAAATATATGGG